ACCATGCTGTCGAGAAAGCGCGCCGCGGCGATCTCCTCGGCATCGCCATCCCAACGCGGGAGCAGGCGCTCGATATAGCGCTTGGTTTGCGAATTGATCGTGCGCTTGACCACGAGATAAACATCGTCTTGGTCGGTTCCCTCGATGGTGCAGCAGCTTTCCACAATGCCGTAGGTCGTGGTCCCGAACGCGCCGGCGACATAGTGCGCGCTCCATGCAAATGTGTTTTGATCGTCCACGAAGGTCAGCGCCAGCAAGACGCCATCGTCGCGCACGCACCACACCACCGAGTCCGGGTCTTGCTGATAGCACCAATCGACAATGGTATGGCCGCGAAACAGGTGCGGGGCGAGCAGGGTAAGATCGTTGGAGCGATAGCCGTCGCGCTCGAAGCTGTAGCCAAAGGCGCGTATGGCCGCGCCTTGGCGCTGCACATGCAGCACGATATCGCCGATCACGATCGGGGGCAGGCGGCGCGAGCCGCGCGCGCTATGGCGCTTAACCACAAGCGAGGCGGGGGTGATGAATTGCGTCACCCCGCCGCCTTCGATGGTGTACTCGGCTTCGCTAGTGAACGCGCATAGCTTTTTGGTTGAAGCCAGCACATTGACCGCGTTGACGCCTGGGCGCAAATCCAAGGTGACGGCATCGTCAGCCTTGGCCGGAACCGAGACGTTCATATTGTAGTAGAGGTTGGACACAGAGAGCCACACCCCGCCGGGGATGTTGGTTGTTTGCGCCCAAGCTGATCGGCCTTCGTGAAAGCTGACCACGCACGGATAATTGCCGCTCGATCCGAACGGATTGCGCGACGTCGGGGGAACATCGCCGAGATCGGGAAGGATGTTGTCATCCTTGAGCGAGGTTCCCGTGGTTCCCCCGATCAGCCCGTAGATGCCGCCATCGTCCTTGTAGACGATATAGCGCTCGGCGCCCGATGCGCCGGTCCAGCTCACGGTGTTGTAATTGCCCGCGACGGTGAGGTCATTGGTGCAAGTCGCCGCCGACGTGGGCAGGCTTTCCTCGCCTGTGTCTTCGTCAATCGCGGTGATCTTGTAGGAATAGGTGGTGGCGCCAGCGCCGACCGTTGCCGTTGCCGTTGGACTTGTTGGCGCGGCTTGGGTTGCCGCGAAGGTGATGGTGGTGACTGTCCAGCTTGCGTGACCTGTGCGCGTCAGCTTGCGCGGCGCATAGGAGATGTGCGCAAGCAGCATCGTGTCTGCGGTTTGCGCGTAGCCTACGCCAAAGACTTCGGTGTCGGCATAAGGGAAAGTGAGCTGATAGAGGCGCGAGAAATTGCCCCCGCTTGTGTAGGCGGTGTATGACGTGGTGTTGACCGCGTTGCCCCACATATCTTCAAGCGTGAAGGTGTTGGCGGTTGCATTGCGCAGCGTGAACACACGCCCGTCGAGCAATTCGGTCATGCCGCCGATCGAGGCGGGGAAAATCTTGTCGCCGTTGCTCCATCCATGCCCGGCGATGGTGACAACGCCAGGATTGGCCTGGGTAATGCCGCCCGTGATGTTCTTGGCGGTTTCCAGGATTTGGCCCTGATCCATGATCGGGCGCATGATCGCCTCGCCCCATTCAAGCACATAGGCTTGCGTGGTCGAGAATTGAAACCCAACGATGCGGGTTTGTTGCGAGCTGTCGCGCACCTCGCCAATGAACTCGGTTCCGGCGCGGTTCATTACCCCGCCATACTTGGTCACAAGGCAATTCTTGCACAGCGAAAGCGAGAGCTGGTACTTCTCAAGATCGGAGCGCCCGAACAGGGCCTCGCCGATCTCGCCGCCTGAAAATCCGGTTTGAGCTACCCGCGTGGGCATAAGATCAGCGCCCCTGTATCCAGTCGGGAAGGGCTTCGTCGGCGGTCTTGATGTAATGTTGTTCGGCTGCGCCGCAGGCGATGGCGTGCATCAACGCGCGCGCATAACCGCTAAGCGTTACATCGAGCAGGCGGTTTTCTTGCCGCAAGGGCTGCACCAGCAGATGCGCAAGATGCCAGGCCATCGCATCGGTAAAGCTTGGCGTGAACTTGGAGACATCGGTCTCTTGCTTGACATAGACCCCGCGCGCGGTCGGCTCGTCGCAATAGATCACATCGCCTTCGCACTCAAAGCGAATGGGGTAGCGCGGATCGTAAGCGCCATAGAGCGGCAGGATATAGCGAAACGAAAAGCAATCGCTCGGGCGCACATAGGCGTAGGTGAAGTCAACGGTGCGGTCGTTGTCGGTCTCTTCCAGGGTGAGCGTGCGCTTGGCGTGGCGCCAGATGATCGAGGGCTGCTCGGTCACATAATCGCGCGCGTGCGGGTATAGCTCATTGGCCCAGCGCGCCTCGGCGCTGCTTTCAGACAGCGATTCGATGCGCGATTGGCCAATATGGGAGAGCGCAAGGTTTGCGATCTGCGTCGTGGAAGAGGCCATGGCTTAAGCCTCCAATTACGCGATATACCCGTAGAGTTCGATCAAGAACTTGCCCGCCGTAAACGTGCCGCCCGCTGCGCCGGCCCCGTTGGCGATATAGAGATAGTCGTTAGCTGGGGGCACTGTCGTCATGCCCTTGGATGCGCCGCTCGTCCAAGCGCCGCCCGACGTAATCAGCACGGTTTCGGTGAGACCCGTGACAAGCGCGTCCTGGGCGCCGGTGGATTCATTGGCCGAGTAAAAATCTATGTCCGCCGATCCCCCCGCGGGGACCTCAAGGCATGTCACCTGACCGCCAACCATGGCGCCATTGAGCGCGGCGGTAATCTGCCCCCAATGACAATCGACCGCGCCGCCAGTGTTGCCGATGATGTCCAGGTCCGTGGCGCTGCCAACAAGCCCAGTCAGATCGACAACAATGCGCGTGGTTACGAGCGTGCCGTTGCGAAGATAGCCTACCGCATACGTTTCCGCCGCCGATACGCCCGCGCCCTTGGTCAGCACGGTGACGGAATCGTCAAGCTTGTTAAGCTCCGATGCTGTGGAGTTCACCCCGAGATTGACCAAGGCGGTAGCGCGCGCTGGCAAATCGGCGAGATTGTTCGCCGGGATAAGCTGCTCCGTGGTCATCAGCTCAGAGAGCGTGAGCCCATTGGCGGGATTAGTCGGCATTGTTATTCAGCCTTTGCAGTCCGCCTGCGCGGGGCGGGGCGGTCAATTGCCGGCGCAACTTGCGGCGCCGGGCTTGCGACCTGGTTTGGATACAAGCCCGCGAACGCGGCCGATCCCGCCATCCCAGAACGTGGGGGCGAGATCGAGCCGTTGGCCGCCGTTTCCGGCGCGTTCACGGTCTTGCGTTTGTTCGCGGCCACCAATGCCTCGACGCGCTCGAATGCAGCCTCGTTGACAGGCTCCATCCAATTGCCGGGCTTGCCGTCGAAGTCGAACTCTTGCCCGTTCTCCACGCGCGTCATAACATACGGCTTGGGGGCGGGAAGAAACCCAACTTCGACTGCACAGCGATAACGAGGCATTGGCGTATTCACGATTTAGCTCCTTATTAGAACGAGTTGGTCTCAGCCGCGTTTTGGTTATACGCGGTCCAATCGTCGGGACGATCGGTCAGGAAGCAGGTGACAGCGCCACCGGCCGAGAACGGGGCAGTGGCCACGTTGTATTCGACTTGCAGATACCGCTCCATATTGACGCGCGGCAGCGGCACGGCGAAGCGATAGCCGGCGGTGATCGACGCAACCGCAACGGTCGAGATCGCTTGCACGATCAGGGCGGTTGAAGTCATGCCTGTGTTGTTGTCGCCAACCAGCTTGACCGAGAGCGTGGCCGAGCCGGTCGATGTCGGCGTCGCCTCGATGCGGCCAACCAGGTAAAGGTCGGACGCGCCGAGATTGCGCACGGTGTTGCCAGAAGCCAGCGGACCCATATCGAGCACGTTGGTCGAGGTTACGTTGGTCACAGCCGCCGAGCTCAGTTGTTGAGAATCGGAGAAGACCAGTTTGTGATCGCGAAGCATTGAGTGGTCTCCCTCTTAGCTGATCGTGGATTCGGCAACGGTGATGGCGTTGCAGGTGCGAACCGGGACGCCCCGGAACTTCATGACGCGCTGGCCGCCTACGTTTTCGTAGTCGAGCCCGCCGCCGGCCTTGACATCGGCGCGGATGCCGAGTTCCCATGCCGTCAGCGCCGTCGCGTTGCCGTAAATCTTGGCGCGATTGCGATACTGCGATGGGATTTTCGCCAGCGCCTGGATGACATACGTGGTCAGCGCTTGCTGATTGGCGACAGTGGCCACAAGATCGGACACGTCGATGTTGGCGATGCGAACAACCGCGCGCCAATCCTTCACGGCAAGGCCGTAATTCCAGGTGTAGCTGTCCATGTAGGCGCGGAAGCGGCGATTGCTCGCGTCGAAGGCGTCGCCTTCGCCGAGGTCGTCGTGTTGCAATCCTGCCGGCATCCCATTCGGATAGAGGCCGCACACCGTATCTTCGCCCCAAGCGACCACCCAGAGCGAGGTGTTGTCAGAGCCAGAACCGCCGGCGGTGATGACGTGATCCTTGGTCGGCGCGGTGGTGTTGTCCTTGAAGTAATAATGCAGGCCAGGGATTTTCGCGTCATCCGTGGTCGGGTTGGCGACCGGATCGCCATTGATGAGCGTGTCGGCGACGGCTTGCACCATGCCGGCAAGGTGCGGCTTGGATTCGGACAAACGCACAGCGGCGGGATTGCCGCCCAAGTTCGCCAAGTCCTTGTCAACTTCCGAACGGTCGGCGGCTTGGCAAAGCGGAAATTCCACTTGCGCCGTCGATGAACGGGTTGCCGCGACGCCTTGGTTAAACCGGCGGTGCGTCGGCGCGGGAAGGCCGGTGCGAACCGTGGTCTTGTGCGTGGTCAGCATGTTTGCTTGGCACCACGGGATATCGTCGATCATCTCGTCTTGACGTTCGAGCATTTCGATGATGGTGGCGACTTTATTGTCAGGGCCGAGCCGCGTCTTCAGTTCCGCGAGCGTCAGCACATCGTTTCCAACGACTGCCATTGCTTTACTCCTTTGAGTTCATGCCGGGCCACAAAATCTCTTCCTTGCGCTTGGGGGCGCTCGGTTGAGCCGATGTGTCGGCGGTTACGAGGGTGTCTTCGGAGAGGCTTGCGTTCACGCGCGCGAGCAGGCGGATAAAGCCGGGATGATTGGCCCAGCCCCATTCCTTGAGATCGTTGCGAAGTTGGGTGTCGCCGAACTTGGTCAGCACAGCTTTCGCGGCGCCGAGAGTGCGGTCGAACTTGGCCCCGCCAAATTCAGGGTCCGCCTTGATTTCAGCGGCCCAGCCTTGTTTGATCTCTTGGAATTGCGCGACCTGGGCTTGCCCAGCCGCTGCCTGCATATCGGCGTAAAAGCTCACCAGCTTTTGCGCTTGTTCCTGATTGAGCCCTGCGTCCTTGAAGATCGGCGTGGCTTTCGCCAGCGTTTCCTCGTCGATCACAACGCCTTCGGGAACCGTAAAAGCCTCATACGTCTCCGGCGCTTTACCCTTGTCGGCGTCGGCTTGGCCGTCCGCCTTTTTCTCAGGAGTGCCTTCGTCGTCGTCGGCTAGGAGATCGGCGTCAGCTTTTGCTTCGCCTTTCCCATCGTCGCCAGCCTTTGGGGCCGGTTTGGATTCTGTCTTGGCCGCATCGGCGGCCTTTGTTTCTGGCGAGGCGCTGTTCTCAGCGCCCGGCGCCCCCGCGCCAGCGTCGTCCAAAAGCGAAACGTCCGCGCCTTCTGGCGCGGGGGTTGGTGTTTCTTGTGCTGGAGCAGCGCCCGCCATATGATCCTCTGCTGCGCGTAATGCGCATCGCAGGGATTATGCGGCGTGTTTTCAACGCGCGGGGTTGGCGCTCATTTTCGCAAACGCGGCCATGGCTTGGCCTACGACTTGATCCATGTTGAGATATTGATAGCGGCCAAGCCGGCCCAGGAAGGTGACGCCTGGCTCGGCGTCGGCCAACGCCTCGTAGCGCTTGTAGAGCGCGCGCGCCTCCGGGCAGGGGATCGGGTAATAGGGATCGCCTTCCTCACATGGGTATTCGGTGGTCACGGGCGTCATGGCGTCGTCTGAGCCGCCGATCAGCGCCCATTGGGTTTCGCGCGTCCATGGCGTCTCGGCGTCCGGGTAATTGATCGTGGCCGCGCCGCATGCGTTGGTGGAGGCGAGGCTCAGGTCGAAACGCATGGAGCGGTAGGGGAGCCGGCCGAAGCGATGGCCGAAATACTCGTCGATTGGGCCGGTCCAAACCAAGCGCCGGAATTGGCGGCCCATGAATTGCGACGGAAAGTTTTCCGAGTTCTTGTATCGCAATTGCGGCATCGGCAAGGAAGTTCGCACCTCAATCCCCGGATGGCCCAGCATCCGATCGAACATCGCCGTATAGCCATCCCTTGGCATGGCTTGATGCTTGTCGGTGAAATAGCGGTCGTCGCGGCTACCCCAACGGATGGGGATGCGTGCGGTCACCGATGCGTCAAGCTCGCGCGGATGCTTGCCCCACATCTTCTGTGTGTAGCCTTTGAAGAACAGCTCATACAGTTCGGGACCGACACGCTGCAGGCATTGATCCTCGGCGTTGGCGGGGTGCGCGTCGGCCTCTGGCGGCGGCTTCAAGTGTTCGAGTCCGAGCGCTTCGAGGGTGTCGATGTTGACGGGGAAGGGGACGAGCTTGCCGTCTACGCTAGCCAGAACACGATGCTCATACCGTCGCCACTCGGTAAACCGAGATAACCACTCGAATACGTGATCGGAATTGGTGTGGAAGATGTGCGGCCCGTACCTGTGAACGCGGATGCCGTCCTCGTTGGCGTAGTCGTAGGCGTTGCCTCCGATGTGGTCGCGCTTGTCGATGACAAGAACGCGCTGCCCGGCGTCGGCCAAGAGCCGCGCCATGGTCGCGCCCGCAAAGCCAGCGCCGACAATGAGCGTGTCATAGCTCATCGCGCCATCGCCAGCTTGACCACAATATGCTTGGGCCGGGTTTGAAACTCGGGAACATCCGCGCCCGCATTGCGCGCCTTGCGCAGTTCGCGCGTGACCAGCGCCGCGCTCATGCACATCTCATCCGCGATATCCTCCCGGCTTGCGTCCGGCGCGTTTAGCATCAGCTCAATGATCTTGTTTTGATTGAGCGTAAGCCTGGGATCGGAGTAGGTTATCGGCTTCATTTGCATACCAGAAATTGCGCGCATAATATGGATTATGAGAAGAAAAGTCGTTGCGGTTCAAACACTTAGCCCTCAAACGTGGTGATGGTGAGCGATCCAGCCGCCGCGCGGAATAAGATAGACCGCAACCATGTCAATTGATCTTGTGATATAGCGCCCTGATCCGCCCCATCGACAATGGCCTGAATAGCTAAAAACATGCACGGGGCGGCAGCTATTAGATGCGCATTGGCATAATCAACCGAGCTGACTGTCTCAACATCAGCGACGCCAACGTCAATGCTGCCTTCAATTTTGCAGAGGCCCGAGCAACTAGGCGCATCAATCCATATTGTTTCTGGCATGTCGTGAATGTTAATCGTCCACGGTCCAGGCGTGAATATTGCCTTGTGCGCGTTTTCATCCATCATGCGCCAAGCCCATCAAACACGGCCTTGACCTGGCGCATGAACGCCTCGCGCTCGCCGATGCGATCGCACCGCGCCGGGAACGGCGTCTCCACAAGTGCAGCCACTTCGCGCGCCACCGCTTCCACATCGCCAGCGTCAACATAATGCATTCCATGCACGCTCATTTCCTTGGCCGCGCCGTACTTGGAAAGCACGACGCTGCATCCCAATTGCGCGGCCTCGCGCGGCATCCGGTCCTTGCCGGGGAATGAGCCAAGATCAACGAACACGCGCGCATCGGCCATGGCCTGAGCGGTCGCGGTGGCGGACATGCCAACCAGGCGCTGGCAGTCGATCGTTGGATCAATATCGGCCACGCGCGCGAAGATGGCGTCCAGATCGGCGCTGACCTTGTTGGGGTTGGCGCTGAATAGTGCGATGCGCGCGCGTTGCTTGGCTGGACGCCAATCCGTCACCCTACCCATGACATCGGCGCTGTAATCGCCAAGCAAGCCGCTTGGCTTGATGCCCAAAGCCAGCAACACATTGCGCGCGTACTCGCTTTGCACGGCGTGAGCCACGCGCGGGGAACGCAACAGATTGAGGTTGATGCGCGAAAGCGCGCCGAAGGCGTTGTCCACAGACAACCACCAAATCAGCACCTTCGCTTCGCAGAACTTAGGGGCGAGGTGGCAAAGCGGTTCGGGCAGCACCACGATGTTGCCGGACGCATTGGGAACCGCATCCACGGGATTGCGCTCATAGTGCGCGTAATCGTCGAACGCGATCGCCGCGTCGCCAAACTTATACGCCTCGCTCACTCCAGAGCGCGCCAACAGATCGGCTTGGGCTTGCGTGTAATAGGCAATGCGCGCGTCCGCGCCCTGCCCTATGAGCGCGTCGCTCAATTGATGCAGCGCTTCGGGTCCGCCGGTGCGGATGGCGTAGGGGCAAAGGATGTAGATGCTCATTCCTCGCCCTCTTGTTCCAGCTCCGGCGCGGCCCCCACCCTTGGCTTGCGATATTCTTCTCGCATGATTTGCACGCCGTTCCAATTGGCGATCTCAAACGCGCGCAACAGATCGCGCCCAAACTTGCGCAGCGCTTTTGTGCCAGGCCCTTCCGCTTCGCATAGGGTAAGCCATTCGTGAACCGCCGCGCGCATGGACGGATCGTCCAGCATCCGCGCCATGCCGTCGCGGATGTCGGCGGTGACGCGGGTTTCGCGCGCGCGGGCCTCGCGTAAATAGCGGTCCTTGGCGCTCATTCCGCGCGCTCCGGCATAATCAGTCCGAAATTCGTAAATCCCCAATGGCCCACATGCACGCTCAATTCGCGGTGCAGCCATATTTCCAGGCCAATCGAGCGGGCGATAGCGCAAAAGGTCATGTCCGTGGTTGACACCGTACCGCGCTTTGCGTTGGGGGCATAGGCGGTCTTGTGAAAGAATGGAGGCCCCCACATGGAGCGGATGCGCGTGGCAAGCTCGGCGTCGCCCATGGCTTCCACGATATCGGCGTCTCGATTGGCCACCTCGCGCGACACCGCATTAAGCGCGTTCATCTTGATAAGCGTCAGGCCCATCGGGATTGATCTCACTTCCCGAATGGGCGCCTCGGGAACGGTGATGCTGTCAATGGTGAACTCGGTTCCGTCAAGTTCATGGCCCATGAAGCGCGGCAGCCTTGGCTTGCCGGATAGCAAATTGGCGTAGAGGTCTTGTTCCTTGTATTGCGTGCTGGCGCCGATAATGTCCTTGTCGGCGTCAAGCAGCATGTCCAGCGCGAATTTGGGGAAGATCACATCGGTCTCGATCAAGAGCAGGTAATCGGCCCCCCACTCGCGCGCAATCTCCGCAAGCACGCACTGGTTCTCGGCGATATTGGACCCGGAACACCAGCGCCGCAAGATGATCGCCCGGTCAGGATCGTGATGCGCCCATAGGCCCCATAGGCTATCTGAAAAGCCGTCATACGATGCGCCCGTCGATGGCGAGCCGACTAGGATTTTAGGGCGCGGGTCTTTGGTAAGGTCAAGCATTGGCCTATGCTGGACCACGCCGCGTTAAGAGGGCGTTTACGCCGCTTCTGGGGTTTGGTCCTGGGCTTCGCGCGCGTTGTCAATCATGGCTTCCATGGCGCCCTTGCCGCCCCCTACATGGGTTTCAGAGAGCGCCTTGCCAGCTTGGGCTATGTCCTTTGCCGGCTGCGCCATCTGCGCCATTTGCTGCATCTGTTGTTGTTGCGCTTCCGCTTCGGCGAGGGCTTGCACTTGTTCGTCCGAACGCACGATGCGCGGCGGCAGGCCGATATGGTCGGCGAACTCGTCTACCCATTGTTGCGCGTCAACCTTGTGGCGGATTTCTGGATAGGCTTGCACCACGTTCGGATTGGCCACCGTGTTCATTAAGCGCTCCATGCCTGAGAGCGCGGACGCCTTTTGCACCTGGGCCAGGGCGGATATGTAATTGATGGCGATCGGACGCCCCTGCAATTCCGGCGGCGGCGGCGGCAACATGGCCGGCGCGCCGATGGTCCATAGCGGAATGCACACGTCATAGATGCGATTGAGCACGCGATTGTGCAGCGGGTTGTGCAGCTCGCCTTGCAAGCGTTGCACCGCCGGGCCAAGCACAGCCAGGCCCTCCCCCTTGCGCTCGCTGATTTCCCATTGATTGCGCGGCTGCACCCCTTCCATTTGCGAAATGGATAGGATGTAGGGGACAAAGAACGTGTCCTCGATGCGTTGCTCTGTCTCTTGAATGTCGGCGATGAAGTATTGCAGGTTAGGCTGCACCTCAAACACCGGCTTGATGCCGCCTTCGGCTGTGTTGGCGACGACATTGTGCGCGCCTGGGAGCTGGCTGACAAAGCGATCGGCAAGACTGGCGGGGCCTTGGGTTGGCGGGCGCACCTGCTTGTCTATGGCCTCGCCCTTGCGTTTGACCTGGATTTGAAGCTGGCGCATGTCGCCCAGCGCTTCCATGCCTGGGCTAGAGGAGCCATACACGTCATAGCCGATCACATCCCAGCGCGGGGCAATGATCGGGTTTTCGCGGTAGCCGCCCTTGCGTAACAGTTTTTGCCCATCGGGTCCGCTCGATGCGGGTTCCCAATAGACCGAACAAAATTGCATACTGGCCGCGTCGGCTTTGTCGGGATCGTAATGCGGATTGGGTTCAACCGCGTGCATCACGTCGACCCATTGGTCGTACTCGCTGTTATCATACAGCGTTTTGATCGTGGTGGACACGTTGCCCAGACCGAAACTGTCCACGCATTGCAGCACGCTCATGCGCATATCGCGATAGAGCGTATCGACGCGCCGGTCCTTGTTGAGCGCCAGCGTGTATTCGCCCCAGGTGAACGGGAACACGCGAATCACATCGTCGAAATGATCCTCCACAAGGCCCGCGCCAGTTCCGGCTAAGATCAATTCCTCGTAGATTGTAGGCAGCGCCTCATAGACGTTGGACTTGTTGAAGATGCGCCGCACCAGGCGCTCAAGCTGGCCAAGCCATTCCTTGACCGGGCCATATTCCAGCAATTCCAAATCGTCGGGCTCATACTTAAACCAAGGCTGGGCCGGGCTGGACATGCCATTGACTAGCCCCGACACAAGCACGCGGGTCGCGCGCACGCCGGTATTGTTGACAATCTGCTGGTTGCGGCGATCGCCCTTGTTGGTTTGGCTTTGGCTAAAGCGCGTGCGTCTTGGGCGGGTTTGGTCGAAGACATCGCGCACATGCGCATCCCAGGACATGCGCTCTTGCTTCATGGCCCCAGCGCGGCGCTGCAAGCGATCGCGATAGGAGAGCGGCTTACCTGACGATTGCGGCGCGCTATAGCTCATGGCTTAAGCCAGCACGCGGCGAATCGCGCCGCCGAGCCCCCTGACATAGACCCCGCCCGCTTTTGGTTTGGCGCTTGCTGGGGGCGCGCTGCGTTGCGCGGCCGCAACCGGCGCGGCCGGCGCTGTTGGGCTTGGCGCGCCGGTCGAGGGAAGGCTTGCTTGCGCCGCGAGCAGCGGCATCAATTGTTGATCGCCCCCGGCCATGACGCGCTTGGTTGTGCTTGCGGGTATGGCCACGCCTTGCGCGCTGGTCGCGATGCCAGCGATCACGCGGCGGCGGTTTTCGTCAAACCCAGCCCCGCCCAGGCTCTCGCGCGATGGCGCGTTCTTGTAGGGCTGGCGCTCTACAACAGGCGTTGGCGCCGGTATCTTAGGCTTGGATACGCACATTGGCCCTTATTGTAGCGGGATAACATGGCGCGCGGGGTTTAGCGCGCGTTGGGTCCGTAGGGGTCATATTCCTCTTGCTGTTGGCGCTTCTGGCCCATGATGATCGCGGTCTCCTCGCTCTTGGGCGCGACCGGTTCGGCGAAGGTGAGCGCCAGCGCCGTAGCGCAGTCTGGCGAGGCAAGTCCTCGCTTTTTCATGTCCTCGACTTTCTCTAGCTGCACGCGATCGTCGGCGTCATAGCCGTACTCGATTGAGGTTAGGTCCGCTTCCAATTCGGGATCGTCGGGAAGCGCCCCGCCCTTGAGCCAATAGCGCAGATAGGCCCACATCTCGACGCGCTTGTTCTTGACCTTGATCGGCTCCTCGGTGCGCATGTGCGCGCTCGGGGCGCCGCCCGATTGCACGTCGAACACTTGCCGCTTGAGCTGGCGCAAACGATCGACCACGCCGGCGCCAATCCCTACCCCGTCCACGAATATCGCGTCCACCTTCTCCTGGTCAGCCAGGCGCGCGATCTCGGAGGCAAGCGTCATGGTGTCCACGCCGCGATACTTCACCCATGGAATGGACGCCGCGTCGCGCCCGCGGCGAAACGCGATCACGCTTTGATCGTCGCCAAAGCGCGCCACGTCCACACCCATGATTAGCGGCTCCCACATATGGCTTTGCGGAACGCGCGCCATGGCCGCGTCCACAAGATCGCCGGGGATGAATTGCATGGAGCCGGCGCGGGGAAACTCGCCCTTGACGCGCACGCGCACAAAGTCGCTATCTTCGCCGTAATCGTCTACCCATTGCTGGATTTCCGCCTTGTTGGCGCGGGCTGAATCGCGGCTGTCAATCTGACGCGTGGTCCAGCGATGGCGAAGGCGCCCAAAGCATTCATGAAAGCGCCCCGTGTTGCGCGTCGGGTTGCCAAGCGCCAGCCACAGCGCGCCCTTTTCCGTCATCGCCCCGGACGCAACATCCCAAATCACATCGTCAATCGCCGACGCTTCATCGAATAGCACAAGCACGTCTTTTTCGTGCAGGCCGGCGAACGCTTCCGATCGTTCCTTGGTCCATGGCTGGGCTGCGATGAACCATGTCTCGGGGCGCTCGACCGACTTGAAGCTGGTGGCCGTCCAGTCGAACCAATGGCCGTTGATGGCGCGCGCGTTCCACTTGGCCAGCTCGCGCCAAGTCTTGTTGATGAGCTGGTCGCGCGTGTTAGCCGTGACCACGCCAGCGCATCCTGGCCGCGTGGCCATGAACCAATGGATTACCCAGGCGGTCAAACAGGTCTTGCCTATGCCGTGTCCGCTGGCGATAGCCATGCGCACAGCGCTCTCGGCGCCGCGCATCTGTTCGCCGATGGCCTTGAGGGTTTCCGATTGCCACTTGTCGGGGCCATTCTCCCCTGACAGATCGCCATGGCCCCAATCGAACGCGAACAATACATAGCCAAGCGGGTCGAACTCGAACCGAGCCATTTCCGCCGCTAGGATTGCGTCAGGATCAGGCTGCGATTGCAATGCGGCCACGGGCGCGCTCTATCCGCTCGAAGATGCTGACATTGACGTTGATATTGGCCTCGATGGCGGCCAAGCGCGGGCGAATGTAAGGGGCAACCTTGCCTTGCCACTCGACCGCAAGCTCAGCCCATTCGGCGGTTCGGTGTTCGCGCCACATGCGCACGGCCCAATCGGCCACCTCGCGCATCGCTTCCACGGGGTCCATGGTTTCGCCGCATCGCTCAATCACGGCATTGGCCGCTGTTTGCAACACGACGTCGCGCTTGCATGGGGCGCCTTTTGGCCTTCCCGCTCCTTTGCGCGGCCCCCCTCGTTTTGATTGTTTGAATTTTTCTGGCATGTTTGAAATTATCAATCCCAATTCAAACGCGCGGGGTTTAGCTCCTGCGGCGGCGCCGATTGCGGATGAACCAATCCCTAACAATCACGATGACCGCGCCGAGGTCGAATCCTGACCCGGTTTGAAAGGCGTTGATCTGGAAGGCGTTGGACTGGAACACTTGCCTCTCACTTCTTGGTTAGGGTGGCGATGATGTCTTGCGCGGCTTCCTTCCAGAAGCCTAGGGCGTGCTGTTGGTATTCGGTGTTGCGCGTCAAAAGCGCATTATGCATGGAATAACCCCATGTGGCGGTGAAGTCGCAGGCAAAGCCATTATTCGGGAAATGCTCGGCGTCGGTGTGCGGCGCGTTGGCGGCGCGCCACGCCTTGTCCAGATAGTAAAACCACATCTCCGCTAGCGGCGGCCATTGGTGCGTAGGATCGCCATAGGCGCGATTGGAAGCCCAATGCGGGGCGATAAGCTGGCAGGTTCCCCCTGGAATGAGCACGCGGTAAAGCTCATTGACGAAGTGAATGCGCTCGCTTGCGGTCAGGTGTTCAATGAAATGGCTGGCGTGCGCTTCGGTTACGCTGCCATCGGCGAATGGCCAGCGTTCCTTGCCAATGTCAAAGACATGATCGACGCTATCGAAGGCGATGCGGTCGCAGCCTTGAAAGCCGGGGCGTTTGTTCTTGCCGCAGCCGAAGTCGAGACGAAGCGGTTCGGGCGCGTCAGTCATTTTGCGTTCACCAAATAAAGCCTGGCGGGCCGAAGCTGCCATCATGGTCATAATGGCCTACTTTTACGCGCGTATCCACGGCTGTTCGATACCCATACTTACGCGCTTCGGACCAAAACGCCAAATCCTGAGTGCCCACACCCTGACCGCTGGCTTTGGTTTGAAATAGCGGCCTTGGCAGGCGCTCATCCTTAAACATACTCACGCGCCACAAGTGGAAGCCCATGCTTGCGCCGTTACACTCTTGTATCGCGTCAATGATCGGCGCCTGTGGTCTAAAATTCATCACTGGATCGCTCGGGTCGCCCCATATGTGCGCACACCCCCCAGTTCCCTTACACCAGTAAAGCCCGCCAATGCAGGCATATTCGGGGTGCGCGTCCATGCTTTCCAGGAGCTTCAGCACGCCGTCGGCGGGGGGAATGTTGTCATGCTCGATCGTGAGGATGTATTCCCATTGGCTTAGGTCTGGATGCGCGAGGATGTTATCTATCGCCTGGCTGTAGGCGTCCCCTACTTCCATGCCAAGGCATAGCATCCGGTAAACCGCGTTGTTTGGGGGAAAGATCAAGC